GCGCATTTCAACATAGCCGTTACAATTTACCTTCCCGACTGTCTGGCCCTTTTTTCCTTTGCCGCGCGTCTGTAAATGCGTGAAAACGCCCGTTTCAGGGTCGTAGTGGAACAAGGCCATAAGTTCGGCCTGTGTAGGTGTGCGCTTGATGGGGGCTCCCATCACATCGCACCGGGGGCGAAGAAACAGTAAAAATCACCATACGTCACGCCGTTGAAGCGGGGGATACACAGATGGAAATTCCCGTCTTCGGACGGCTGCACTCGTTCAAACGGCACAAAAATATCTAGCGGGTCCAGCCGGAACGGGTTGATAATTTTTGCCTGTTCAGCCGTTAGGCGGATGCGAAAGCCATCAGCTTCGGGTGTGTAGTTTTCCGGGCTAATTGCAATTTCATGGCAATCGGCAATTCCGCAACATCCCTTCTTTGTAACTGGGTCGCGTTTCTCGCTGTACCATGAATGCGCGCTGGCCGCAGTCGCGCTAAACAGCAGCGCCGCTAGGGTAATCCATATCTTCATCCGGGGGCTCCATTAAGGTTGACTCCCCGAAACCCTTGACCGCTGCAACGATGCGGTCAGGTAGCCTGCGCCATTCTATCGGCTTGTTCAGGCTTTTGTAATGAGCAATGGCCGCTTTCATTCCCGGCGATACGCCCAAACATGAATACACGGCAACTAGGTCGGCATACTTTCCCCAATTGGTGCCAACTTTTATTCCAAGCTGACGCTCGTATTCGTCATCGTCGTTGAGCACTTCCGGGAGGATCAGGTGGCTACAAAATGGTGACTCTCCGCGACGTATGCTATCCGCAACGGCGTGGTAAAGGTAAAGGCGGTGCTGCTCTTGAGTGTAGTATGGGGTAGCCCTAAAGGGCGACTCCAAAATCACAAGCTTCGATGGCGGAAGGATGCTCATAGCGGTGCCTTTTTGCCGATAATCCTTCCCGCTTTCTTGACCCCGGCATTCCTTGCCATCTTTAGCGCAAGTTCAATTGCTTTGGCGTTATTCAGTTGTGAAGAAAGCCATTCGGCCATTTCCCTGTCGGCGTCTTCGTTCTGCGGCCACTGCTTCATGCGGCCTTTTTCTTCGTATCTTTTTGTGTCAATAATTTGCCCGACACTCCGTACACTGCATTTCCCCGGAAATAAGCTGTGCCGTTCAGCACCCGGCAAAACTCCGGTTCAAGTAACATGCCGTTGTCCGCAAATGTCAGGACCGTGAAGCCTTGTGAATGGTTCGCGGGGTTGTCCTCCGCATAGGCGAACTTGTCCGACTCCGGCCCCATCTCGGAAAGCGTCCCGGTCTGCACGCCCCAGCGGACGCCATTGTAATCCGCCCACATGGTCGAACCCATCGAATGGGTGTGTCCGGTGACGATGTTCTTTCCGCTCTTGAGCGTGTTCTGGTATCCGGCGTGAAGGCCCTGATGATAGCGGTGCTTCACAACGGTATTGCCGTTCAACCAGATGCTCCAGCAGAACTGCCAGCTTGGGAAATGGTCGGCAATGTCGAAGCCCTTGACGCGGATATACTCAGGAGCGCCTTGGGCCAACCGCGCACCGAAGCGGCTATCGTGGTTCCCTGCGGGCCAGATCAGCGGGCAACCCGGAGGGGCAACCGCTTCAATCTCGCCGTGGCGTTCCCGCACCGCGTCCAGTTCATCGGCAACGTCTGGCATGTTGGCCCAGCCGCCGGGAAGGTGCCGGGAGATCCGCGCGCCATCGAACGAATCTCCGTTCATGATGACCATCGCGGGCTTCAAGTCTTTGATGAGTTCAACCATAGCGCCAAAGGCTACGGAGCGTTCTCCGGGCCAGAAATGGCCATCTGAGCCGATGATGACCGTTCCCTTAATGTTGTCGGATATGGCGCGGAACCCTTGCTTTGGAACCAAGACCTTTGGCCTGCCGCCGTGGCCTTCCGTGATTGTTTCAAGCAACACGCCGTGTCTGTCTTCGATGCGTTGGCGGCGCGCGTACACCCCGCGAATGTCGAGGTTGAGCGCCTGCGCCACCGCCTTTGGTGAGCCAAGCCGCTTCCAGGCTGTGATAAATTCCTCGTCACTGAATTTGACAGGCAATCTGCGCTCCTATTCTTCGCGTCGGAAGCCAAGTCGCCAAAGTACGTCGGCCACATGCTTGCCGAGGCGGTCCACTGCACTTTCGTCCAGATCTGGAATAACAACGTGGGCCACTTCATGCGTGGCAATGTCGAGCAACGTCTTATCGTGGAGTTCGGGGTCCAGCTCTATTCGCCACTCGTCAGGGAAGGCGAGGCCCCAAACCCTTGGATTGCGTTTGCGGGCAATCCGTATCTTCCGCATTTAGTCCACCTTGAGCGTAAACACGGCGTCTGGAATGGTGCTGTCCGTTTCAACCCCGTTCGGGCAATAGCGGGTTGCCGTGGTGCGGTAGATGTGTTCGCCAGACGCCAACGGCGCAAGGCCACCGTCTGATGTTCTTGGGATGGAGATTTTAACTCGTATATCAACCGGAGAGTCGGAAGGCCGCGCATAGCCCCCGGCAATCGTGGGGATGCGGATAGGGACAGTGCCATCGGGGGCGATGATGAACGCCCGAAGGTCGCTTGGACATTGCCTGTTGACCGTGAGGCTGTAGACAAGCTCCAGGACTTCGCCGGGGCGCACCACGGGATTGACCACGGTTACGCCGTGCCATGTGATTGCGGGGCCTGACTGACTATAAAGCCGGAACACGCTTTCAATAAACGGCAACGTGGTGAAAAACATGATTGCCGCAAGAACAGCCGGGACCAGGTGAAGATGAACAAACGAACTCATTTTATGCTCCTGATCCATTCAACCAAGTAACCAGAGAACGCCAGATAGCCGCCCGCTATCACGCCGCTCCAGATGATGAACCGCCGCAACATGCCGCCAAGAGCGCCGAGGTTTTCCAGGGCATCGTAAAGCCGGACCATTTTCTCAAGCGTTTCTATGTCGCCGTTGTCGTACATCTTTTTGATTTTGGCGATACCAGGATGTTCCCCGGAAGCATCCTCAATAGGCGGCATGAAACCCTCCGGTCTAGACGGTCACGTCTTGATGATGTAATTCAAAACAATCGTCGGCTGCACGTTGTTGTGCGCGGTGCCGCCGCCCGTGGTGCTGGATTCGCCCAGCGTTGCGGCCACCGTTGTGCCTTCCAGTGTATAGGTGCCAATGCCGCCCGTGTTGTTGCTGAGAGCGATTTGTTCTGTCGCACCAAGTGAAGGACTACCGTCTGAGTTGTTTTGATCGGCAGCAAGGTTGTGCAAGTGCGCTGGCATCTGCGCTTCGGTAATCGTGTGGGTTTCAGCGCCTCCCGTTGCGCCAAGCGTGTCGCCGTCAAGGCCACCGCTCTGGTTGGTCAGGCGGTTCGCGGAAGATCCGCCCATGTCATCCTGGCCCGCAACAACGCGGCCCCGAAGATCGGGGAGGTTGAACGTGGTTACGCCATCGCCCACGCCGTAAGTGGTGCTGATGGCCGTAAACAGGGCGGCGTAAGTCGTGCGGTCAACCGCCTGCCCGTAGCACAGCAGCCAGCCCGTTGGGGCGGAAGACCCGGCATAGGGCATAACGGCACCGGGGGGCATGGCCACCGTGATGGCTGCGCTGACGCTCACCGAGAAGGACGCTAGCGCCGCAGACAGGCTGTTTGACGTGACAAACCCCGCCGGGACGTGGTTGGCGTCAATGGCCGAAAGCGCCGCAAGGGAATGGGACGCGGACAGGGAACCTGAGTCCACGGTCACTGTCACCGTCGTTTCACTTGTGAAACTGGACGAGACAATGCTGCCGTAACGGGTCGTGGATGCGCTCTTGAGCCGCCAGCGGCGGGCGGCTGTCCAGTTGGTGGTCTGGTCGCCCGCCAGCTTGAACACCGTCTGTGAGGCCACAGAGGCCGTGGCGCTATGCTCTACCCATCCCCATTCCTGCGGGACATAGACCGACCGGATTTGCGCCATCACCTCGCGCGCGGAATTGTTGACCGAGCCGGGGGCCTGGCCTTCTGCGTAGTTGATGGTATTGGCACCTCCCGCAACGGAAGAATTGCCGCTGGCCG